GGGGGTGGGCGCGGGGGGGGGGTACTCGGCGGCGCGGCCGCCGGTGCGGCTTTAGGTTCGATCGTCCCCGTGGTCGGTACCGCCATTGGCGGGATTATCGGCGGCATGCTCGGTGCGTGGGGCGGGGGCGAGATAGGGGCGACGGTGGGCAAGGCGCTGTTTGGTGGGCCCGCGCCATTGCCAACCTCACCGCTCGGCATGGTCCCCATGCCCGCCGGTCAAGGTGTTGGCGCTGTCGTGCGCTCGATGGCTAGCCCCTTGGTGGCCCCGATCACGGCGGCTTCGCTGATGCCGGCGGCGATCACTGTCCAGAGGCCCGAGCGGCCGAAGGTCGATCAGCAATTCACATTCGCCCCAGCCCCGGTTTTTCAGGTGCAAGGCGATGTGAAAGACCCGGCACAGTTGGTCCAGGAATTGATGCCGTATCTGCGCCGTCAGTTTGAAGACTTCGCCCGGGAGGCACGCGCCCGACAGTTGTTTGATGCACCCCACGTGGGTTGAGGACGTGAAATGGCGGATGAAAAAACTTACCTGGAACACCTGCAGGGTGGGCTGAAGTACATGGTCGACGCGGGGGAGGCCGGGCGCACCGACCTGGAGTCCATGACCGGACCCATGAATGGCGCGCTGAATGAAATCAGCGGGGCGGCCGACGCGCTGGAAGGTCTGCCCTTTATCAGCGAGGACCTGAGCGACAAGACCCGGCGTCTGCAGGATGCGATCAACTCGGCACAGGCCAAGATCGGCAAGGTCGCCAGCTACTACAACCAGACCCAGCGAGCCTTGGCGCAATTTGAAGAGCACTTTTCCGCCCTGACCGAACAGATCGGCCGCTTTGGCGCGGCGTTCAACAAGGTGGCCGGCAAGGCCAATGCCGCGTTGGGCAACATTTTCCCCACGGAATGGTTTGCCGGCGACATGACGCCGATTCCCGATGCGGTGAAGCCATTCCCGCACCTGTTGATCATGTACCCGCTCAAGGCCAATGAGCGGCCGTATTACTTTAACCTGGACACGGCGGCGTTTGACGAGTTACGCCGGCAGACGTCGTTTCGCTGGGCCGCGCAGGAGCGCCTGACCCGGCGGCCGGCGCAACAGGCCGTGGGGCTAGGCGAGGAGAAAATCACCATCAAGGGCGCGATCTACCCGAGCTTCAAGGGTGGGCTGAAGCAGCTGGATACGCTGCGCAGTATCGGCGCCAAGTTGCTGCCACTGAACCTGACCACCGGATACGGCGAGGTGCTGGGCAATTGGTGCCTGACCAATATCGACGAGGAACAAAGCGCCTTGCTGCCCGGGGCCATCCCGCGCAAGCAGGGCTTTTCATTGGAGTTTGTCCGTTATGGCGATGACCTGCAGAACGGCTGACGGGGATGTGCTCGATACCCTGTGCCACCACTATTATGGCCACCTGAACCGCTGCATGGAGGCGGTGCTGGCTGCCAACCAAGGTTTGGCCGATGAACCACAACCGTTCCGGGCGGGCGTACTGATCACGCTGCCGGAGTTGGTGGTGGAGACTGACAGCGTGATTTCACTGTGGGATTGATCCCGTTACCCAGCCCGCTCAGTGCGGGCTTTTTCTTGCCTGGAGTACCACGATGCAACCGCTGTTTCGTATCGTCGCCGACGGCGCCGACATTACCGCGCTGATCAATGATCGGCTGGTTTCGCTGCAGCTTTCCGACCGCCCCGGCATGGAGTCTGACTCGTTTGAGTTGCGCATCGACGACCGTGACGGCGCGGTGTCGCTGCCTGTCCGTGGCGCGAGCATCGAAGTCTACCTGGGTTATGCCGGCGCCGACCTGACGCGCATGGGTCGCTACACCGTGGATGATGTCGCCGTCTCTGGCCCACCGGACACGCTGGTGATCAGTGGCAAGGCCAGCGACATGCGCGGCAGCGGCAAAACCACGCGCAGCGGCAGTTGGGAGGATGTCAGCCTGGCGCAGATCGTCGGTGACGTGGCGGCCCGCAATGGCTGGCAGCCGTCATGTCCGGTCGACACCCGGGTGCCGCGCATGGACCAGCTCAATGAATCCGACTTCAACTTCATCACTCGGGTGGCCAAGAAGCACGACTGCACGGCCAAGGTGGCCGACGGCAAGCTGCTGGTCTTGCCGCGACAGGGCGGGCAGAGCGCCAGTGGCAAGGCCTTGGCGGTCATCACCCTGCAGCGCAGCGATGTCACCCGCTGGCGGTTTCGTTTGAGCGACCGTAGCGCGCATCAGGGCGTCAGCACCCAGTACCAGGACCCGGCCAGCGGCGAGCTGCTCATTTCGCACCTGGACAATCCCAACGTGCCCGAAGGCCTGCCACCGGTGCATACCGATCGCCATATCTATCCGGACCGCACGGCGGCCGACGAAGCGGCCAAGGCCCGTCTGGCGGCGTTCAATCGTTCGACGGCCTCGGTGCGCCTCGACCTGCCGGGGCGGACCGACCTGTTTGCCGAAATCATGATTGAGGCGCAAGGCTTCAAGCGCGGCCTCGATGGTGAATACCTGGTGGAGTCGGTGGATCACACCTTTACCCCGTCCGGGTGGACGGTGTCGGTGGAGTGCAATGGCGGCAAGGAGGGCAAGGCCAAGGCGTCCGGCAAACCGCAGAAAGTCGTGCTCGAAGTGCCGGTTTGATTACCCGGGCGAGTGAGTCGCCCCGGGTCAAAGAGGGTTTAACACCGAATTAAAAGGAGCGGCCAGTCTGGATGCGTCAACATCCAGACTGGCCACCGTCCCTGCAGATTGTCCCTGCAAGTCCCGCCAAGGCTCCTGCTCTGTGCACAAAGCAGAGCGAGCCTAGCACCTGTTTATTTATACAGTAAAGGTCTTGCTATCCATGTCTTCACCCATCATCCCTTGGATGGGCGGCAAACGCCGTCTGGCCGATCGTCTTATCCCGCTGTTTCCACCGCATGAATGCTACGTTGAAGTCTTTGCCGGCGGTGCCGCGTTGTACTTCATGCGGCCCCAGGCGGCGCCCGTTGAAGTGCTCAACGACATCAATGGCGACCTGGTGACGCTGTACCGCGTGGTGCAGAACCACCTCGAAGAGTTTGTGCGCCAGTTCAAGTGGGCGCTCAGCTCGCGCCAGGTGTTCGAGTGGCAGAAGATGACCCGCCCGGAAACCCTCACCGACATTCAGCGCGCCGCGCGATTCTTCTACCTGCAGCACCATGCCTTCGCCGGCAAGGTCTCCGGGCAGACCTTCGGTACCGCGACCACCGGCCCGGCTATCAACCTGTTGAGGATCGAGGAAAACCTTTCGGCTGCCTGGCAACGCCTATCCGGCACCTACGTCGAAAATCTGCCTTGGCTGGACTGCGCCGAACGTTACGACCGTGCCCATACCTTTCACTACATGGACCCGCCGTATTGGCAGACCGCAGGGTATGGGGTGGACTTTCCGTTTGAAAACTATGAGCGCATGGCGGAGTTCATGCGCCGCTGCAAGGGTAGGGTAATGGTCAGCATCAACGACCACCCGGACATCCGCCGGGTGTTCGGGGGCTTTCACTTCGAGACGCTGGATATTCGCTACACCACGACCAACCAACGACAGGGTAAGGCCGAGGTCAGCGGTGAACTGGTGATCATGAACTGGGAACCAGCAGCACTTGGAGGACTGTTTTAAGGTGACTGATTTCAACCACATAGCTGCCCGTCAGCAACGGTAGAGTTCGGCCAGTAGCCGCCGTTCAAATGCGTTCAACAAACTGAACGCGATTCCGCGTATCGGTAGAACCGGCTTGGGGATGCGCAAAGAGCTGATGAGTCGTAGTGTTACTACTTAGCTGGATAAATTCTGGACCGTATGCTCCAGGTGAAGCTGACAATCTCGAATGATCTGCCCGGGCCCGCACGGTCAGGTCGCAACGCCGGTCTGCCAGCTACCCCTGTCGCATGGTATAAATCCTCACTAATTTAAACTCATGATCAAATCGGGGCTGCTATGAAGGTAGAAGAGTTCATCGGAAAATACCGAAATCATCCGATCTTATTTGTCGGAACCGGGGTCAGTCTTCGCTATTTGAGCCAGTCCTATACTTGGGATGGCTTACTCAGAAAGATTTCTTGCGACCTACGCGGTACTGATGAATTCTATTACGACATCAAAGCAGACTGCGAAGTGGATGGTGAGTTTCGATACGATCGGGTAGCCACGAAACTGGAAGAGGTCTTTAACAAAGAAATTGCGCGTGATCGCGACGGCCCATTGAAATTTGTTAATGACACGTTCTATGAAAACATGAAAAGTGGGGTGAGCGTCAGCCGGCTCAAGATCTACATTTCCCATCTTCTCGGCGAAGTAAACATCAAGGAAGAGTATGGGGATGAACTCGCCGCTCTCAAACGCGCCAGTAAAAACATAGGTTCCATCATAACCACTAACTATGATCGATTTTTGGAGCAGTTCTTTGAATTTTCGCCGCTAATTGGCAATGATATATTACTGAGCAACCCCTATGGGTCGGTTTACAAAATTCACGGGTGTGTGGATCACCCGACAAAAATTATTATTAGTGAAGCGGATTATGAGGCTTTTTTTGCTCGTTACGAATTGATCCGCGCCCAGTTGCTGTCTTTGTTTATACACAACCCAATCGTGTTTATCGGGTACAGTGTAAGTGATGAAAATATAAAAGCGCTCTTACGTACAATATTCACATACGTGAAACCAAATTCTGATCACGCGAAAAAAATTAGAGAAAATTTCTTACTAATTGAATACGAAGCGGGGTCGGACTCAACCGATATTGCTGAGCATGATATTGATCTTGAGGGGTTCTCTTCCACCATCAGAATCAATAAGATTAAAACCGACAATTTCGCAGCTGTCTACGAGGCAATTTCTGGCCTTACGTTGCCGGTAACTGCGATGGATGTTCGAAAAGTACAAAATATCGTCAAAGAGATTTTTGCAGGTGGGGAAATCAAAGTCACCATCACAGAAGATCTGGATACATTGAAAAACAGCGATAAAATTCTGGCCATCGGTTCCGCCAGAACGATCCAGTACCAGTACTTCACAATCTCCGAAATGATCGGCAATTATTTCAAAATTCTAGAAGAGTCAAATTATCAGCTGCTCGAGCTAATTAACAAGCAGAAAATTCAGTCTAGTCAGTTTTTCCCGGTATTTGGTTTCTCTAAGGTCTGTAAGACTCTAAAGGATGAAGAGCGGCTTAAAGCGCAGCAGAAAGCCAAAATCGAAACGGTGGTGGAAGCAACAAAGGAGCGGATTAAGACCGACCACACCACCATCAAAGCTATTTTGGATGATGATGCAGTTGCACCGACGAATAAGTCAGCATCAATCATCTGGTCAGCTTACCACAGCAAAGTCACTGTTGATGATCTCGAGCAATATTTGAAATTTTATGGTGATCGGAACTGTACCGAATTTAAACGGTTGCTGTGTGTCTACGACTTGCTCAAGCATGGTTAGTGCGTTTAACCAACTGTTGATAGACGATACAAATGGTCGATACATTTTCGGCATGCTCATCTGAAACGTTCCTTGCTAATGCGTAGCTCGCTGTCTAGCTAGGGAACTCACCAGTAACGTGGCATATGCCGTGAAGGCCAAGCGCCATGATCTGCGTGCACATTACCGATGGATCAGCGGTGTGTCTATGGAATGCTTTTGGCCGTTTTCTGCCCATTGCGAGAGGCAAAAAACGGCCAACAGCAGACAGTTCTCAGCCGGAAGCTGAAATCAGTAGATATAAATAATTAGGCACGGCTAAGCTGTAATCCTTTTAGAATACGGTCAAAGCAAATTTCAATCGGTTATTCTGTAATGATAGCTTTTGACTTTGAATAGCCATTAATGGGCTTTGTCTTTTGCTTTAAGATGATTCATGCATTACACATGTTTCTGTCGCCGAATGCACAATATCCTAAATATAATTCGTTGGCGTACTAGATTTGCCTTTGGTCTTTAGATACTCTCAATACTTGCTTTACAAGGGTGAAGGTAAATACGTGCGCGTCACTCACCCCCCAGGCGCGTTAGGTCAAGCACAGGGTGTTAGGAGAGGAAATGGTATTCAAGAGTTTTATACGCAAGGAAAAAAATGCTATCTATATCGGTGCTCCTGAAGCGGAAGCCGAATCTTTACCGACATCAAAAGTTAATTTGAGAGATGTTTATGAAGACCTACACAATCTCTACGAAGAACTTTCTAACGAAAAATACATATTAATTGGGCGCAAAGGGTGCGGTAAAAGCGCATTTGCGGAATATACATATTTATCGTCTATCGATCAGCCCAATTTATTTTGTTCATTTGTAAGTCAGGATAACATGAGCCTGGAAAGGCTAGTTCAGCTAGGCAAGGAGCACAGCTCCGAACACACTAAAGATCACTTATTTAAGTGGCTGATTTACACCAACATTATTAAAATGTTTTTCGAGAACGAAGCAGCCGCACAAGCGGATGGATACAAGTTGCTGCAGGAGTTCCTCAAGAAAAACAGTGGTTATATTGACATAAACACAGGTGAAATTGTCGAGCTAATCAAGAAGCACTCCTTTGAGATAAATATTGAGCAATTTAAAAGATTTTTCAAAGGAAAGTTCAATACTGACATACAGATCAAAGAGTCGAGAGCTGCATTCTACAAGTTGATACCGCACTTGGAAAAAGTAGTCGTAGAGGTTTTGACGAGCAAGCTTAATACGGAAAACGAAAATTCGTATGCGTTATTTTTCGATGACTTAGATATTGATTTCGATGCTAATGATGAGCATTCTACCGATACCTTGATACAGCTCATCAGAACATCTAAGCATGTAAATAACACAGTATTCGCAAAAAATCATGCATCTGCCAAAGTTATCATATTAATTAGAGATGATGTGGAGCGACTTTTATCTACGCAAGCAGCCGATATATCTAAAATTTTCTCCTCTTACGCTACTAGGTTATCTTGGTATGAGGATGATTATTCTGGAAAGTCTGATGAGAACAATCTAGCCATAAAGAAAATGATAAACAAGCGGATTGCAAATGCCTTTCACCAAGCAAGTCTACAGATCAGAAATCCAAACGCACCATGGGAAAGCCTTATAGATGATGATTTTTCCCCAAAAACTAGTTTTAAGTATGTGTGCGACCACACGCTAATCAGACCACGTGACTTGATACTTTTCTTCAAGCCACTTGAGTCCGGTCATTACTCAATACCATTAAAGAAGTTCGATGTTAATCAGTTGTTGGGCCAGTATTCAGCTGAGCTTGTAAAGGAGCTAAGTAATGAGCTTTCTTCGTTCTACACGCATATTCAGATACAGAATATTTTCGATGCATTAAAAGAAATCAGCTCGAAATACGACTGCACTTACTCCGAAGCTACTGAGTTCATACAAAGCAACTGCTCAAATTTGCCATCAGAGAAATTGCTGCAGGAGCTATATGATCGGTCCATCATTGGTGGCACTAACGGAACTAATGGTTATGCTCACTTCAAGCATCGTACAAGCAAAAAAGATGCTCATGAGTATAAGCTTGATCCCACTGGGCTAGTTATAGTGCATTCGGGGGTAAGTATAAATCTGCGCAACCGATAGCTTAAAGTTTCCGACACGTCGCTATAGTGCTTTAAAGCTTGCGACTCCTTTTGATATTGGTCGAGTAAATTTTTATAGCACTAAGCGCATCTGACTGACTACTTTTGGCCGATTTCTGCCCGTCGCGAAGGGCAGAAATCGGCCAAAAACGGTCATCGAGCGTCTACAAAAGCAGGGGCTATTTACAGCGATTCCGGATTACTCCGTGCGATGCGACTTCGCAAAACGCTTCATTGGCAAGGTCTGAGCGGTCGACACAGCTCTAATCCAATATTTGCATGATGCCGGTAGCGTCAAATAGCCATTACATCAGAGGGTGATTTGTCTGATACTGCACGCCCTAACTCGGCCTTAAATCGGGGACCCTCTCTCATGGACGATTTTTTGCATACCGTGGCTCTGCTGCGCGCGAGGTATCAGCGCCCGGCAGGCTTCAACCTCTTCTCCGTTCTCCGAAGTTCAAGTGACGAGGTTCGGCTTCACTCGCGCTTCCTCGCCTTCCTGCTCGACCCTAAGGCTACCCACAATCAGGGAACAGCGCTGCTGAATCTCCTATTGAAACGAGTGGGCATCCAGAACTTCGATTCAGAGAATGCGATTGTTGAGGTCGAGTACCAGAACATCGATATCCTAGTCCGTAACCAATCCAAGCAAGCAGTGATCATCGAGAACAAGATCTACGCTGGCGACCAGGACGAGCAGCTCTGGCGCTACCACCAGCGAATGCAGGCGGAAGGCTACCGCGAGATATGGACAACATACCTTACCCTGGATGGTGCCGAGCCCAGTGAACAGAGCCGCAAGGCCCTGCCTGTAATTCCTCTCAACTACGAAGCTGACATCATCGCTTGGCTCAAGGACTGTATCCCGCTGATTGCCCGCGAGCCTGGAGTGCGGGAAAGCGTATTCCAGTACATAGAACTAATTCAAAAGCTGACATCCAGTGATCAGGGCGAGATCTACATGAGCAAGCTGAAAGAGCAGATCCTACAGGGCGAGAACCTCTTCGTGATCGCCGACATCAATCATGCTTTCAAGTCCGTACTTGCCGACTTACAGCTCGATATTTGGGAGCGCATGATGGCTTGCCAAGCGAGCCTGTATCCGCATCTCGGCAAGCCCGAAAATACGGCCACGAAGGACGCGGTTTCCGCCTATTACAAGAAGTCCAAAAACAGCAAATACATCGGCCTCTCCTTCCCCTTCAATTTTATGAAGGGGGGTGTGTACGTTGAGCTCGACCATTTTCTCTACTGTGGCTACTACTGTGATGGTGAGCAATTCCCGGAGGAGAGGGAGCGTCTAATAGCGCTGAGCCAAGAGATTGTCCCCAAAGCTCGAAATTCGGGCGGCATGTTCTGGAAGTACCCTAAAATCAACGTGAACTTCCATACCCCTTCCAATGAGGACCTGGCGCTCCTCCGAGATCCGGAAACGAGGGAGTTGATTGCCGTCAGCCTGATCGATGACGCGCACGAACTGTGGCAGCGCGCTCACCAGCATTTCGCCTAAACGCAGACATGGCATTCAAGGGAGGACGAACTATGGCCAAGGGCTGGAGTAACGAAGAACTTCTCGCGTCTTTCGAGGCCTACCGCCGAATGGCAGTGAAGCAAGCGGCCGGGGTTAGCTACTCAAAGAAGCAGGTCTATGAGGAACTGGCCGCTCGATTTGATCGAACCACGAAGGCATTCGAGTACAGAATGCAGAACATCTCTGCGGTGCTCAATGAGTTGGATATGCCCTGGATACCAGGCCTAAAGCCTGCCGTGAATGTCGGCACGGACATGAAGGTCAGGCTAATCCAACTCATTCAAGGCAAGACTCCCGAAAAAGACACAGAAGTAGGCAACCTAGAAGACAGTCGCACCTGGGAGAAAGCCCTTGCTGCTGTAACTCAACTTGGAGACACCGCCAGTCGAAAGCAGGTCCAAGATTGGATCCTTGCCCGTGATCCGGGGTACAACACCAAGAACCTGGCAGACCTCTACATGATGGCTGTTAACTCCCCTGCCCGGACTGGGTACTCGCAAAATGAAAAGCCTCGGAGGACTGATCAGGGCAGCCGATACGACAGGCTGTTCAAGGTAGGCAAAGGCATCTTTGAGATTTACGATCCGGTTCAGCATGGCATTTGGGAAATTTACCCCGACACATCATCGGGGAGCCGATTTGGCGTCTCTATTCGACGGATTTCGAATCCTGTCGAAGAAGCACTAGCAGTCGCCGAGGATGCTGCTGAGCAAGCAGCCATCTTTGATCCCACAGATGTAGCCGATGCCAGAAAGCGCGTAACCGCCGACATCATCCGTCGCAGAGGGCAACCCGCTTTCCGCAAAGCTCTAATGGACGCCTATGGCGACGCCTGTGCCATTACAGGCTGCAACCTGCCCGCCGTGCTCGAGGCTGCGCACGTCCACCCCTATAAGGGCGACCACACCAACGTTGTATCCAATGGTCTGCTGTTACGGGCGGACATCCATACCTTGTTCGATCTAGGGCTGATCGCCATCGAATCCGAGACGATGGTCGTACGGGTGTCACCAAAACTGGAAGATACCGATTACGGAAAGTTGGATGGTTCCCCGCTTCGCCATCCAAAACAAAATTCTCACCGAGTAAACCCAGAGGCCTTGGATTGGCACTGGAATCAGTGTGGATGGTGCGACTGAACGAAGTGTGGCCTTTCCCGGAGCTGGTGGTCAGGTATTAAGAGTGCAGATTTTCCAGGTTAACGAGGCCAAACTCCGTATCAGATTTGAAGCTGACTAGACTCCCGGGAAGCACCAATGAGCCGCAGACATTAACGAATCGGATAACCGCATTTGGCCGGCTATTGCCCTTTGCTAGTGGCCGCTTCACGCCCTGAGGAAGTCAGTCAACCAACAGATCGGCGATGGCCTCACTGTTGTTTTCCAGTACTTTTAGTTGCTCGTTGATTTGATTGGATATAGCCGTGGAGCCGCATTGGTCGATCCAAATGCCTATCTCCTCGATAGTGCAGCTTAGGGCCATGATGTTCTGATTAAGTCGGCTGATTAGTGAAGGGGTAGGATCATCTGGTAGGGGCATGGCCGCGCTTCTCCTTTGTCTAAGAAAAGCGTAGCAGGCAACAAAAAGCCCGCTCGGTGGCAGGCTTTCTGTACGGGGTCAAATCCTTTTGTCTGTTCAATCTGCGCTCCATTCTGTGAGCGTTTCGTGAAAAGCTTGTCGTAGATACGAAAAAGCCCGGCACATCTGCCGGGCTCTCTGTAGATGGGCCAAATCCTTTTGGATGATCGCATTGTGCTTGGTCGGTGTGACGAAGACATGACAGGGCGGATTCGAAAAGCCCGGCGCTGAGTCGGGATCCTCTCGTTGGTACGAAATTTTGGATGACGACTTGTCGCTGCGTTGGGGCATGCTATGATCTCTTAACGGTGAAAAAAACACAAAAATCCAGATTGCGGGAATTGATCAAAATATGAACAAGGTTGATATTCAGGAAGAAGTTGAAAGCTTGTTGGTAGCTCACTTCCCGAGAGATTTTTGGGTGAGGGCTCTGGACGACCTACATGCGGCATATGGTATGGCTTATGACACCATGACCGCACGCTTGCAGCTTCATAAGCATGAGCTTGTTAGAGCTCTGCCTCAGGCTCGGCACTACAAGCTTAGCTCGACCATGCGAACCATTGCTGAGTCGTCAGGCCTCGAAGTGCTAGATCTAAAGGCAGATAACTCGGGTGAAAACTACGTTGTACTACGATCCGGACCTCTCCAACTTGGTCGAATTGGCGTGAATCAAGGCAGCTCCTTGCCTAGAGGCGCCAAACATCGAGCTTTGATTGCCGCATTGAATGCAAGGCTGGAGGGAGTGACGCACGATTTATTTTCTCCGACTGTGCATATGCTTCCTTCAAGTACGCTTGGCTTGCTTTTGGTCAACGTAAATCCTAAGCAGAATCTCGATCAAGATCGAATGATAGATCTTCAGGTTGGCGTTCCTTATAGCGACCTATCAGGGTGGCACTATCTTCAGCCATGCTCGAAAGTCCTTATGAAATATTCCGAGATCTCGGCTGTAGAAGAGTCAGTCGCTCCGACAGATAAGGCGGTAATTAGATTGAAAGAAGTTATTAGCGAAATCGAAGCATCGGAATCCAGAGATAAGTCATGAGAGTAGGAGTTTCGGGCTTTGTCCCTGCTCGCCTCACCCAGGCGCGAGTACTGGCGTCATTGACCAGGCTTGATTTGAGCGAGCGCATCGGAAAATCATCTTCTTCTATTTCTCGATGGGAGAAAGGTGAGAGCGCTCCCGAGTCAGAGGCTCTCGAAAGCATCTCTTTTGTCCTCGGTTTTCCAGTAGCCTGGTTTACTCGCCCGATCTCAAGTAAACCGCTATCGCCCGTTTTCTATAGAACATTGGCTAGTACGAGCAGCGATCTACGCGGAAAAGCTGGTACAAAGATGGATTGGCTGCAGGAAATTGCAGGGTATCTTTCTACTTGGCTAGATTGGCCAGAATTGAATTTGCCTACCCATAAAATCACCGATCATCGAGAGCTTGATTTTCCAGAAATAGCGAGGACTGCATTAAAGTGCCGGGAGATGTGGGGGCTTGGTCTGGGCCCAATTGCCGATCTTTCCATGGCAGCAGAGGGTGCGGGGATAATTTGTGCGCACGTCCAACAAGGTAATACAAAGATGGACGGACTATCTCAGTGGGATGAGTCCCAAAAAAGACCATTTATTTTGCTTTCGAATGATAAGAGTAATTACTATCGCTCTAGATTCGATCTTGCGCATGAAATAGGTCATGTAGTTCTTCACAAAAATATAAAAACATTTGATATTTTGCACCTAAAAGAAATTGAAGGGCAGGCAAACTATTTTGCGAGCTGCTTGTTACTTCCTGAGGAGCTTCTGTCTGTAGAGCTTCCAAGATATCCATCTTTAGAAAACTTGCTTTCATTGAAGCGTCGCTGGAAAGTTTCTGTTGCGGCAATAATTTACAGAGCTGAAAAGATGTTGTTGATTGGCGAACAAGAGGCTTTAAGGCTTAGGAAGAGCTACTCCGCTCGTGGATGGATGAAAGGAGAGCCGCTCGACAACGACTCTCAGCTAGAGAGCGTTCGATTAATGCCGAGGGCAATAAATGCACTTCTAGAGGCGAAAATAAAAACAAAGACTTCAATAGTTCGCGATCTGATGATGCCTGTAAAGGATGTTGAGCAGCTTTGTGGTCTGACTGATGGTTTTCTCGCCTTCCAGCCAAAGGTAATTAACAATCCTCTTCCTAAGCTTAAGAGTATCCAAGACGATTCTCGCTCTAATATATTCGAATTTAAAAAGAAAGACTAATTATCTGCCTCGGGGTTGGGGTGCTTGTTGCGCCTCAACTTAAATACGCGGATTAATATAAAAGTGCAGCGTTCTCCATAGCATGCCCTGTAAATTCCTTTCCGCCTTCACCTCGTCAGCGATTGCAGTCACTCCGGGGTCATCAGCACCGCGAGCGACATCTTGATGAACTCCTCATTCCGGTCGATCGTAACCAGGGCGCCGCGCACGTTTTCGGCGACGTCTGCCGATCCGCGTTGCTCGACCCATAGCGTGAGCTCCATGATGGCAGCCTCTAGGGCGAGCTGATTCTCGTTGATTTTGAATAGCAGGGATGGGAGCAGGTCAGAGTTTGGCATCGCGAATCCTCCGTGGAGATTTCAGCGTAGCAGTCGTCAATCATGGGGGGAGGGAAGAAAAGGTATGGTCGGGAGGACGCCAGGGATGGGTCGAAAAGGTGTGGGGACTTTTTCGGGGATTCGCTATTTTCGGTTGAGCTCTGTAGGGCACTGTTTGCAGCGAGCACCAGTAGAAGACTCAACAAATGCTGGGAATGCGCCCATTTTCAAGCATGGGGTGCTAGGGGTCGACAGAGGGATTGTGTTCGGTCTGCAGGACGTTGTAGAACCCTACAGTGCGGGTTGCTCAGGTGATTCTCTTGCGGACGATTAA